GGACAGGTCGGCTCCGGACAGGTCGGCTCCGGACAGGTCGGCTCTGGACAGGTTGGCTCCGGACAGGTCGGCTCTGGACAGGTCGGCTCCGGACAGGTTGGCTACGTACAGGTTGGCTCTGGACAGGTTGGCTCCGGACAGGTCGGCTCCGGACAGGTCGGCTCTGGACAGGTTGGCTCCGGACAGGTCGGCTTCGTACAGGTTGGCTCCGGACAGGTCGGCTCCGGACAGGTCGGCTTCGTACAGGTTGGCTCCGGACATGTCGGCTCTGGACAGGTTGGCTCTGGACAGGTCGGCTCTGGACAGGTTGGCTCCGGACAGGTCGGCTTCGTACAGGTTGGCTCCGGACAGGTCGGCTCCGGACAGGTCGGCTTCGTACAGGTTGGCTCCGGACAGGTCGGCTCCGGACAGGTCGGCTCCGGACAGGTCGGCTCTGGACAGGTTGGCTCCGGACAGGTTGGCTCCGGACTTAACCGCCGCCTGAACGCATAACTTTAGACTTTCTGTTTCAAGCGAAAATATCGCCTCTCCGTTAAATCGGTTTTTTATCTCAAATTTCATGTCATTTCCCCTGTTAATGTTAATTGAGATTTAAATATAACATATTCCCGGTAACACGCAAACGATAATTATACAGGGCGCACGTCTTGAAGCTTTATCTCAAACTCTTTTCCGGTCGTAATTTCCCTGATAATCGCGCGGTCTGTACGGGATAATTGCATTATTATTCCCTTGTAGTCCTTCAGTATCCCGCTGTTAAGCGTGATTAGGTCGCCAGCGGAGTATTCGCTTTTAAGCTGCTCGGCCTTTTTTTCACTATGCCGGATGATGCTCATTACATACTCTTTGACCTCTGCTGGCTTGCCGTTAAATGTGATTATTTGCGCCTCACGTTTGACGGGGTGAATGTCGGTTATGCCCTCAATTACCCGAACGAATAAATAAGGCGGGTACAGTGGCGATACTTCCGTGCGGCATTTGCGCTTGGTACGAATGTCGGTTTTGCGGACTGGTAGGTATGTCTCGAAGCCGATTGATTCCAGGCGGTCGCGTTTCTTAAACTCATCGCCGTATCGGGTGCGGCAGCATATCCAATAGGAAAGCATTATATCGCCTCGTATCGCTTGAACCGCGTCCCTGTAAGCATCGTATTAACCATACCTTCCTTCCGTAGTACCGACATAGCAGGGGCTATTTTTTCAATTCGGATATTAAGGTCTGCGCATATCATGCGGTTAGTGTTGTTTCCCCGCTTCAATGATTCGTATATTTTTATATGTATTGGAATTTTTCTTGATTTGCGCGGCTTTATAACGTGCTCGCCTTTCATTTGCTTTTTGGGCTTTTCTTGCTTTATTGACGCCGGTCTGTATCCATGCGCGTATTCAAGCACATTAGCCCGTTGCAGACGGACTAAACAGGCTTTGACCAGTTGCGGGTGAAAGCGTGTCGCTTCGGCTATTTGCTGCGCGTGTGTGTTGCCGCTCCATACTTGGTTTAGAACTGCGTATTCGTTAAGCCCCATTTCAATTCCCCTCTATTGTGATTATGGTTTCTTCGGTTTCACCTTTTTCTTGGCTATAAGTGACTTCGATGATTTGTTCGGTCGTATCAGATTTAAGTAATCCTGTTTTAACGATACCGTCCAGTAACGCTTTCCCTGATATTCCATCCACATCGGCCAGTCTCTTCCGTATGCTATGGATATGGCAGCGAACAGGTGAAGTAAATCGCGCAATTTTTTCCTGTCCCACGGGTTCATGGCTAAAATTCGATTCCACGTAGGCATCGGCAGCGGTAGTATTATCTCTATTTTCATTTGACACTAATAAGCCCCTCCTTAAGCCAAATTTCTTGTGTTCTAACCATCGCGTCATAAAAACAGCATTCAGTATATTCCTTGCTGTATTTTGTTGTGCGCCTGTCTATTTCATCGTGACAAGCCGAACAGCCAAAAGCCCCGAACAGGTCTGGATGCTTTGTCCCCATGCCGCCGCCGTTCAGGTGGCAAAGGACGGTGGTTTCGCGGTTGAAATTACATACATTGGGTATGCGGATTTGACAGTCGCGGCCTCGCGCCGACTTTCGCAGATTACTCACGGCGAAACCTATCCGGATTCGGCAGCACAATCCCCGCGTCTGCCCCTAGTCTATAAGCCCCTTCGATTAACGCGCCATACTCAACCTTGTTCGTTTTCCGCCCTTCCTCGTTGCGCTCGGATGACCTGACGAATTTGTATTGTTTTCCGTCCGGACCGGTCTTGATGTCTGCGCCCCATTCCCTTTCCTTGACCATCATCTTAACTTCTTCAGGCGTGTAGCCGGTGTCGTTGCTTATCATTTCACAAAGCCGGTGAAACCAGCCGCGTTGCTCGGCGGATAGGCTGTTGACGTGAGGCTTGATAATGACCTCGTAAGGCCGTTTCTGCGTGTCGCTAGGCAATGTTACTTCTTCCGTGAGGTATCGGATGCAGTTTGCAAGCTGAAGGTCTGAGCGCAATATGTAGGTCTTTTCGGGCTTCATCCGAGTGCGTGGCTTTTGGAGGGCGGTCATTCTACAGTCTGCCAATACGGGCAAAGCACTTGTCTATGTCTGATATTTTACCCTTGTGCGCTACGATTATTTTTTGCTCACGCTTCGGGAACTTGCGGGTATTCAGTGTTTTCTTGGCATGAGCTAACCGCGTAAACTCGCACTCAACATACACAATCCGGTTGTATACGCTTAACCCCTGTTCTTTTAAAAACATTTCGGTTTCTGATTCGCTGCAATAATACGCGCCGTTTTTGTCCCTACTGTCCCCGGTCATTATCACGAAAAACCGGTTATCTTTTAATCTGGCTATGGCCTGTTTGTAGCCTGAAAAAAGTAGGTCACGGAACTCATCGTAAGTCGGGCATGAATTGATTTCGCCCGCTGGCGGCTTGCCATCGTAATCAAGATACTTCTCAACCTTGTAGTAAGGCGGGCAGGTAAACACTAAATCAATCGGTATTTCAGGGTCATATTTTGAACTGTCTGCCTGTACCCATCTGACGCGCCCATCGAACTGCGAGCAAATAGCGTTATTTGCATCAACCTGGTTCTGCCTGATTTCACTGGCAAGGTATTGATAGCCGCAAGCGCCAGCAACAAACCCAAACTGAACCCCGCCGCCAAACGGGTTATAAACTACCCCGCCGTCTTTCGGCATAAAGAACCTTGCTATAATTTCGCAGGCAAGCGGGTCAAGCACTGAAGCGTTGCCGTTGTGTGATTTAGTTGTTTCGACTACCTCGCCGTTTTCGTCAAGGGTGCGCCGCATGTTTACCACGTTGCTGTAGCCGTTTTCACCCTGCCAACAACCGTCACGAGTTGCGTAGGTCGGGTTTGTTATTCCCAAAGCCGCGCCCGCTGCGTTTATCTGTTCGTTCCATTCTTTTTTTAGTCTTAACCAATCGCCCTTAGTGGTTATCCATACGTTTGTCATGGTCACATGCGCAAGTAATTTCATGCGAACGTCTGACAACTTGCCGCGTACCATGTAGTGAAATCCTGACATTTTAAGGTATGTCTGAAAGCCGAGCGATTCAAACAGTTTTGGAGTTTCAAACTTGCTTTTCGGGTCTGTGGTTATTATTGCCGGATAGCCCGCGACATTTTCAGCGACCACTCTTTCAACAAGTTCCCGATATAATTCTGGCGTGTAGTGGACTGGCTCAATAACGGACTGTAGCAAGCAAAATTCGCGCTCACTGTGATTATTCTGAAAGGTCATAAACCCCGCAAAGTTCCCGTCAATCTCAAGTATTACAGCAGAATGAATCTGCATGTTTTTCCTTGCCGCACGTTGCGCGATGCCGTCCTCTATCGCTAGTTTAGCGACTGCTTTTTCAAAGCCTGAGCCAATTATTGACGGTAATACTGTCCACTTGATTGAATCGCCTGAGTTGAATAATGTTAAATTACTGTTCATTGTGTTCCCCTTTTTTTAAGAGCTAAAGAATGTTTGTTGTGGCGGATATGGTCTAACGTCAGGATTATCTAGTAATCCAGCCCCGCATAGTTCAGAGCATCCTGAACAATGCCCTAGATAAGTTTGTGATTCAGGCGCTATTGATATAGTCCTGATTGCTGTTAAATCTTTTATTTTTCTTATATGAATAACCCCTGATTGCACTAGGTAGTGATTAGCGTTTACCCGCAACGGATTGTCTATTATTGGGTTCATTGACATTAGCATTTTTTGTGTTTCGTTCATAGCGAATCCAATCGGGTCTAATAAATTAAAATCACATGAAACAACCCGCGCAATACTCGTCCCGCCTTTGTTCTTGTATCTTTGTATTTCTGTAAGCCGCCTTGATAAATGCTGTGAACTGTCAAGTCCTGATACTGATGTGTTTAAAACTGTCCCGCATTTCACAAGTCTTTCAATCTGTGAATCTGACGCCTTGCGCCAGTGCTTAGTTATTATGACTGGTATCGCATAAGGGGCGAGCCATTCTACGACTTCAACGGTTTCTTCCCATGCGTGTGACGGGTCGCCCATTGTGCCTATCCTGAAAAAACCTAGCGGCGAATCCTTGACTGCGCGCTCAATGTTTTTAGCTTGAGCCCTTGTGTAAACCTTGCGAACTACAGCCCTCGAAAAGTCTATACCCATGTATTTAGACATGCTTGACGCGTAACAAGCCTGATAACAGCCTTTCTCGCCATGCGCCGCAATACCAGCCGTGCAGCCTTTAACCACGTCAATATCAAGAACGCCCTTTCTGTTAATATCAACAGTCAAAACGTCTTTGTAGTATCGTTTTGGCTTTTTGGCGCAAGGTGATTCTTGGCTAAACAGTTGCACTCAATTCCCCTGTTTTCAATAATTCAATCTTTTCGTTAATAATCGCCATAAAATCCGCCGATTTGCCATAATGGTGCGTCGGGTCTTTCCAGTGCTTATAGACTTCGCGGTAATAGACTGGATTGGCAAGAAAGCCTTTGGCTGCGCCGGTGAGTAGCAGGTCGTAGTCGTGGGATGGGTCGCCGCATGGACAACTCACGTTAGCTGCTTCCTGTTTGGGTCGAGCATAGCGCCTGGACGCATCTGCTGCGCGAATCCGTAGACCTGACTGTTAGCCGCCAGAAATTCAGCCGGGGTCTGTGTGACTTCCGTGACTGTTACGATGTTCTGGTTGTCATCAACGCGCATGTATTGTTTAAATTCCATCTGGAACGCCTCTACCCTTGATAAATGTTGCTAACTTCAAGGCGCTGGCGTCAATGTCGTCGTCTACAAATTCCCTTTCCGGGTTGAATAAGTCAGCTAGACTTTGTTCCTCAATAATTCGCTGTCCGTTGTCAAGAACGTGAACCCTAAGCGATACGCCAAATACATTTAACTCGCCTGACCATATAGACTGAGGAATGTAATCATCTTCTTTCATGCCAATAATCCCCTTAATTTCGACATTGCCGCCTCTACGATATGCTTTTCAGCGGGCTTCTCCGGTTGTGCGCCTCTTGGGTCGTACTGTGGTGTTCTGCGCGTCCTGCTGCCGTACTGTAGCGATTTAGCTTTGATTATCGCCCTTTCCCAATATTGCGCGTTATAAAACCTGCCCTCTGGCGAGTTGTTTCTTATATACGTTTTATAGGTCAAATCCCAGTTTTTATGCCTTTTTTCGTTCTGCTCAAAGCACTCAACAAAGTCAGTCAGGAACACGTCAGCAAGGTTTGGATAGCCCCATTTCTGTGAGCAATATTCCCTGTGGGAATCGTTTGGTTTAAAGTCTTTTGGTAGTTTAGTCATTTTCTCCCCTTATTGTCATAATAAGCCCCTTTTCCCCTGATAAGCATTAGGTTTATCAGTGCCATTTCGGGCAGGCGTTTCCGCTGGTACTCAGTTCCCCCTGACGTTCCGTTATCAGGTGCCTGTTGACAGTGGGCTCGGTCAGCGCAGGACATTTTGACTTCCATATTGCGTACTTTCTTGATAAACAGCGACACGCCACGCCGTAAACTTTCGTGTATCGGACGGGCTAAAAAGCTAGATTTGAAAAATAGAGGCGGGTGTTGTAAACTGCGACTGCCCGCTATCCGGTTCTCTCTCAACTTGATAGCCGCCCCGGTCGGACTTCCATCTGGCCGGGGCATGTTTTTAGTATTATCCAACTCGCGCATGTTGTCAATCACTCGATATTTACCAAGCAATCCACAGCGACAATCGCCCAGCCGTACATTCCCATAACAGCCAGCCAGGGATTCCCCGCCTCGATGAAATGCCAGCAGCCGATAGAGACTATCATCAGGATGGAGACGATGAGGCCGATGATGTGGGTCATTATTTTTCTACCTTGTAATCAATATCAGCGACCTGCCAATCCGTTGCAATGTTTTCGTCAATGACTTCCCTGTACTCAAGTCTTACATGAAGCAATACGTCGTTATCAAATATACCAAAGGAATTGAACGGGTATCCTGAATAACTATTACGGACTTTCTTTAATCGCAATTCAATCATTTCCCCACCCTCCTGCACTCATATTTAGCGTCCTCGACCATGAAAGCGCCGAAGTTGTCGCAGTCTCCGGTTAGTTCGGACTTTCCGGAATATATGCCTGCTATTATGATTAGCGCGACAACAACGGCCATAACTACGCCTATTGCAACAGCGGGAAGCAATGTTGTTACATCATCCATCACGCCACCCTCCCGCCGATAAACTTGACGTAGCCAAGCGCGGCCTTTTTGCTCGTGTAGTGGATTTTGATACGCTTACCCTCTTTCGTCAGCGCGTGGAGCGCCGACAGACCGATATCGCGCTTTATTCGCCGGATGATTTCATTCGGGCTGCAAATGTGAAGTTGCTGAGCGTGGCGGGTGGTGATGAATCCGGCGTTGCGGATAAATTCGGCTACAAGTTCTTCTTGGGTCTGCTTGGTTTTCATGGATTTCCCCTGTTATGATTGTTTGATATATTCTACCATTGCTTCTTTTACCGCCTTACTGAAAGCCGGATTGTACATATTATTGTAATAGGTCTGCCGAGATATTCCGGCAGCTATACAGGACTTGGATATATTGCCAGTTTCCCGTATAGACTTGATAAACCTTGTTGTCTGCGTTTTTGTCATGTTTTATCCTCCATGTGACATATTCAAGCATATAAAAATTATTTTGGCAAGTGTCTTGACAGATTATTTTTATCGGTCTATTCTGTAACCGTACCAATCAACTAACAGGGGAACACAATGAACATCATCCAGCGTGAACTGAACATAGCTATTGACGACTACCAATGCGCCCGTCGCTGCTTGGCTGCGTCGAACGGAACGCAACACATGAAAGCCGACTCGATGGCCTATCTTAACCGCGCCCGCGCCAGACTGATGAATCTGGTCAAGGCAACTAACGTGATATTGGGGAGAGTGTGATGACAATCGACGAACAGATAGCAGTGCTTCAGGCGTACAAGGCGGGGAAGCGGATTGATTGGCATACTCCAGGGCATAAAATTAGCGGTCAGTTTGATATTGGCTGTTTCGGGTGCGGTGATACGCAGCGTTTTGACTTCTTAAACAATATCTACAAAATCGCGCCCTCTTTCATCATAGTCAACGGCGTTGAGGTTCCTGAGCCGGTGAGGGTGATGCCGGAATTTGGCGCTGATGTTTTTATTGTGGACGGCACGGTAGAAAAAGGGGTTCTTTGCGTGGGGAGACATACGGAATCACGCTATCAGAACGTAGCGTTTGCAAATGGCCTCATGCACCTTACCGAAGCCGCCGCCCGTCAGCATTATGAGGCGTTAATCCTGCCGAGTAAACAGAAATGATTAAGCAAGATTACAAGCCGAAAAACTCCGGCACGAAACTAACAGACCAGCCCGAACAGGCGATATTCAGCAATATTTATTGGGCGGCTGTTGCATTAATAATCTCCGGCTTTCTGTTTGCGATTGCCGTATTTGGAGTGAACCCATGATAAACAACAAACTATGCCCCCGCACCCCGCGTCAGGAACTCGACGCAATAATCAACGATTTCAAAACACGCGGTCGCGAATGGGAAAACCTTGATATTGAGGAACAACAGGAAATATGCGCCCTCGTTGCTTTGACATGGAAGCGTGAAACGATAAATGACGTACTGGACAAGGTTGACGCGGTACAGCTTGTCGCCTATATGCGGCATGTTGGAATGTCAAAGGCAAAGGAAAAAGCAGGCGAATACCTGTTTACCAAGATGCAGGACTTTCTGATGCAATTCGCCGAGCAGGAATATCTGGATAACCCGACGACGATTGACGAGGGCGACCGGATAGACCAGGCATACGACCGTTTCCGCGACAACGAAATGATGAGGGATATGTGATGAGCAACGAATTGACAGCCGCAAGCAATGTAACAAGTTTTCTGGACGTTATCCAACGGGCGGCATCCGACCCTAATATCGACGTTGATAAAATGTCGAAGATTCTGGACATGCAAGAACGCGTACTGAATAAGAACGCCGAGGCCGCTTTCAACGTGGCAATGTCCGACGCACAAGGCGACATGGGGCAGATAGCCACAGACTCAAATAATCCGCAGACGCGCAGCAAATACGCCAGTTATGGCAAGCTGGACAGCGTTTTAAGACCTATTTATACGAGGCATGGGTTTTCCCTTAGCTTCGACACCGGCGAACCGCTACGCGAGGATTACATCCGTATCTTGTGCCATGTATCGCATAAGGGCGGACATAGCCGGACATACAAGGCGGATATGCCAGCAGACGGAAAAGGCGCAAAGGGCGGTGATGTAATGACCAAGACTCACGCATCTGGCGCGGCCATGTCCTACGGTATGCGCTACCTGTTGAAACTGATATTCAACGTGGCAATCGGCGAGAACGACACGGACGGCAACGCACCAAAGGAAAGGGTGCAGTATGTGTCCGAGGAACAGCAAGCCAACTTACAGGCGTTAATTGATGAAGTTGGGGAAGCCGGGAAGCAAGCATTATTTGACTGGCTCAAGATAACCGATTTGTCAGACGTTCCGGCAAAGAACTATAACCAAGCCGTTGCCGGACTGGAAAAGCGGAGGAAGTTATGATTGAGCAAGGATCCCCGGAATGGTTTGCGCAGCGTCTAGGAAAGGTCACGGCCTCCCGTGTCGCTGACGTTATCGCCAAGACAAAAACGGGCTACGGCGCGTCGCGGAAGAATTACCTTGCGCAACTGGTCTGCGAGGTTATGACCGGCCAATCGAAGGACAGCTACACCAACGCGGCTATGCAGTGGGGTATCGACAAAGAGCCTGAAGCTAAGGCCGCTTATTCTTTCTTTACGGGCAATGACGTTGTAAGCGCGGAGTTTGTCCAGCATCCAGCCATACCAGCCGCAGGCGCATCGCCAGACGGCTATATCGGGGAAGATGGATTGATTGAGGTCAAATGTCCTAACACAGCTACACACATTGAAACCCTGATAACCGGAACTGTGGACGGAAAGTACATCACTCAAATGCAGTGGCAAATGGCTTGCACTGGTCGCCAGTGGTGCGATTTCGTCAGCTTTGACCCGCGTATGCCGCCTGAGTTGTCGCTGTTTGTGAAGCGGGTTGAGCGCGACCAGAACACGATTAACGAGCTGAGCCGGGAAGTGCTGTCATTCCTGAATGAACTGAACGACACGATAGATAAATTAAACAAGATAAAGGAAGCCGCATAAATGAACGACAAAACAAAGGAATTTCCCAAAGGCTTAATAGTCAAGCCGCCGCGTGACGGTTCGCCGGACTTCGTGAAGCTGTCTATCAGTATCAAGATAGGCGAGTTTCAGGATTTTCTATCAACCAAACAGACTGAATGGCTCAATATCGACGTGAAGCAATCGAAAGACGGCAAGATGTACGCCGAGGTCAATAACTGGAAGCCCGACGCCAGCAAGCAGAGGCACAACCAGGCTAAGGCGGATGGGTATGCGCCGGAGAAAAAGGCGTTTGTTGATGATGATTTAGATTCCGTGCCCTTTTGAGGTCACCCCATGACCGACATAGACAAGATAGCGAGAGCGCACGAACTGGATGAAAATTCCGCTGCGATTAACTGCGACCTGCATACACGCAGAATCCTTGACCGCGAATCCGCCTTCATCGCAAAGGTGCGTGAGTTGGAGAAAGCCGCCGCAAAGTTTCACGAGGACTACCGGACGCAGCTTAACGAGATAGTGCGCTGCCACGACAAAATCACGCAACTGGAGAAGGATAAGGCGGGGCTGGTGGAGGCTGAAAAGCGATACGCTGCCGCGTTTGTCAGGATTGCGCAGGCTCACGGGATAACCTCGCCCATGCAGTTGATTGGAAAGGCTGTAGACGATAACGAAAATTATGCGGAAATATTGGCGCGAGTTGTTGAGTCTAAAATGGATTCAATCAAACAACACGGAGGCGAACATGAGTGATACGCCGAGAACTGACTATCTGCAAAATTACGTTAAGCTGCCAGAGGATTTAGCCACCCACGCAATGAACCTTGAGACTTTATGTAAGCAGCTCGAACGCGAAATCACCACCCTCCGCCAACAGCTTGCAGACATGACGGCAAGGGCGGAAGAGGCGGAGAGGAAGCTGATAAACCCGGATGTTGAGAAAGTGGCGAGGGTATTCCATGACGCCTATGAGGATGCCGCGCTGAGACACGGATGGAAAACGCAGGACAGTTGCAGGGTCCCGTTTGAATCGCTGCCAGTAGCAAACAAGGCCGCAATGCTGGCCGCCACCCAATCCGCCATTCAAGCCCTTGAGGGCACGAAATGAAAGTATTTGAACTAATAGAAGCGCTCCAGAAATTTGACAAGGACAGCGCAGTAGCTATTGATGACGCCGACACGGACTGGCTGTTAAATATCACTTCGATACGCGAGAAAAAAGGCGTCGTCAGCATTCACGGCGAATATACCGATTTGATTGATGACGTATAGGAGACGAAATGAACGACTACCGCAAATCCGCTGCCGCCCTCTGGCAACTACTGAAAATGTCGGTTTTGCTGAATGTGGTGCTGTTTGTGGCGCTGATTATTAACGCCACGGGTTAAACGTCTCTTCATTTGTGGCGTTTCTGGCCTCCCAGAACTCACAGTGGCCTTTATCCAGCCAGTCAAGGGTATCGACCAGCCATTTGCCCTTGCCGTCACGGTGGCGATTTAAACGGCCTGAAATCGTCTCTCTGGGGCTTCCGCCGGACAGGGTGTTGAGTAGCTGGTCGATGACTAAAAACGGGTAAATCACAGCCAGGTTGAGTATAAACTTGGTTATCCAGTGGAAATGGTAGATTTTGGAGAGGAACGCGCTCATATATCAAAATCCTCCGGTTTAGCTGCCAGTCGGTCGGCTTTCTGTTTTTCGCCCCTTGCCACCATGCTTTTCAGCTCATTAATGAGATGCTGCCTCACATCTGCGATAGTAGGCCGGATTCCGGTCAGTTCCTCGACCGCATCCGCCAGTCTAGTTGCCTTCGCGTTGGTTAAATCGATTGTAATAGTCGGCATTAAATCACTCCTTGCATGATAACCCAATTCGTCCCATCAGAAACGCATGTCGCCCACCGTCCAGCATTAGCCGAAAGGATAGCCGTCCCCGCCACGCCGCCGCCCAAAGGCACGACATTCGATGAAGCGCTGTTTAATTGCTGGCCTTGATAGTTCTGGAACATAACCTCTCTACCCGTCCACGACGAAGCCGCCGGAAGCGTAACCGTACAAGCCGAGCCGGATTTATTGTTGATTACCCAACTTTCTGTCGCCGCAAGGGTAAAGTCCCCCGTCTTGGTTACGGGTGCACCGCGCCCAAATGAGCCGGTTATATCAACGGTATTTATCGGGGCAGTTGTTGACCCGAAGCGGGTTGCGCCTTTAAACGCATTATTCGCCGTTCCGGTGTGGAGGAAGCCCCAAGCACCGGTGCCGCTGTTTTGCTGAGACCTGTACGAGACTGTCAGCGTAGGCGAAACGGTCATGTTCTCCGCATTAAACCCTATCGCATTAGTTACTAGGCTTGCGTGACCGAGATTTCCCGAATTAAATCCGGTTAATGTTGTGATTGCGCCTGTGCTGCTTAATGTTGGGGCAAGCGCGGAATAAGCAGAGCCAGTAGTAACATTCCCCGTATTAACTACATTAACAGCTGCCTGAAGCGCCCTTGCGGTTGTGATGTTGCCAGTGTCATTAACGCCACAAGCATAGGCCGCGCCGATAGCGAGCGTGGTTGTATTGCTTGAAAAAGATGTGGCGGTAAATGTCGCCCCACGGATTTCAGCAACCGCATTTGCGCCAAGACTAGCCACATCATACCGCCACGCTCTCAGCAGGGTTCCGCCACCAGCGTCTCCGGTAAACGTCATGTTATTCTGAACAGGAACGACATTTCCCGTTGCCGCCGTACCTACGGCACGAGTAGCAACATAATTACTACCTATCGTCCACGTTCCCGCGTTTATCGTCAGCGTGTCGGCTGAGGTGTCTCCGAGGGTGGTGTTGCCGGTTGAGGTGAGGTCTGCACAAGTCACGTTTCCAGTCGTATTTATTGTAACCGACGGCGATATTCTCATCACGCCGCCCGATACCTGAAAGTCGGCCACTTCTAAGGCCGTCCCGACAAACTCCGATCCGTTACCCACCAGAATGACGTTATTGGTCGGGGTAACGCCTGAAATAGCATCTAATGCAGCGTCATAGGCCTGAACGTCTACTCCAATCTCAAGGCCGAGATTATTCCTTGCATCAGCGGCATTGTCTGCCCCTGTCCCGCCGTCTGTGACAGGCAAGCCGTCGGATGACCCGTCCGCCCCCATCAGTTTAACCCACATCAGGCGGATGACCTCGACTAACCGTCTGTTAAAGTCCGGCGTGTTTGGGTTCAGCGGCGGCGGGTTTATTTTAATCGTCATGCGGTTTTATACGACCCGATAAAGACCAGATCGCCGTCTGCTGATAATTGCGCGGCTGTCATTGTGGAGGCGCCTCCGGTTGAGTTCCACGCGATCAAAACAATCTCAGTAGACGCGGATTCAATCTCTCCAGTGATACACGTTCCGGCTGTGACGTTTAAGTTTGAGGCGGCGACGCAAGTAATACCGCCAGCTATACCGGCGGATGCTGAGGCCGCCGCAGGCAATCCGGTTATTTTAATCGCCCCCGAAAGACTGCCGAGACTTGAAGCCTCAAGCCTACCATTCAGAAACATGCGGTTATGTATCTTTGTGTATTCACAGGTTGACTGCACCAGCGTCGCGTCTGTGTTAGTCCCGTCTGAAAGCACCATTGTGAAGCTGCCAGTCGTAACAGTTGGAACAGTCGCCCCCGCCGAGGTAATCGCGCCTGTGATGGTCAAGGCGGCAAATGTTGGGCTATCCGTCGCCCCTACCCCGAGCGCTTCCGCTGCATCTGCTGCCGTTGTTGACCCCGTCCCGCCCTTTGCCACGGGAACGGTATTTTCAATCGCTACCGTGCCGAGGCCGAGATTGGTTCTGGCTGTTGATGCGTCGCTCGCCCCGGTTCCGCCGTTGGTAACAGCCAAATCCGCGCCAGACCAGTTATCGTTATTAATGGTTGACAAGAACGGGGAGAGTCCGTCAATCGTCCAAACAGCGCCAGAATTAGCGTCTGCCGCCGCCTGAGTCGGGTACAATGACAACTTGAAAGCCCGGTCTATATGAGGAATTACCACATTACCAGAGACTTCCGGTTCGCCTCTGGCGTTTAAAGTGATTGTATTTGCGGTCGTTCCTCCGGTATTATCGGTGGCGAAAGGTGTTGCCGTGCTGCTGGCGGCAATATAGGCTTTCAGGACATAGCCGGACGCAAGAGCGCCTGTACTGGTCTGATATTGCGGGACGTGTAAACTTATTGGATTCCAGGCCATTTAGATACCTTGAGGTCAGTATGGTAAAAAAGATAATGGATTTACATGCTTTGGTTTGGCTGGTAACAATGGTGATAATTGTTGTTACTTACATCACAGCCGATTCAGAAAATCCCGTATTCAACGGCGGGTATTATTTTATGAAAACCGTCACGATACTGAATATCTATACTTTTTATGTGTGCGTTATATTTATGCTTAGAAAAGCGTTTATCTGCTTAAAAGAGATTTTATCGACTTGAACGCGGCCTCTTGATTAATGCCTCTGGCCTTTTCCGCCGCCGCCGCTACAGCATCAATAGCAATATCCTGAATACCTCTGCCGGTTGCGGCTTTTGCGCCACGCTTAATAGCTTGGTCTATCTGACCCTGAAATGATGTTCTGGCTACTGGCCCAAATACTCTGTCAAGCTCATCAAAAAACAAAACCTGAGATATAAGATCGTTTTTGCCCAGCCCCTTGCCTTCAATCATCAATAATCCGCTGCCGCCACGCTTGTCTGCTACGCGCTCAAGCGCAATAACCGCGTCAAGCAACGGCACTCTTGATTGTTGTTTTCCTAGCAGCCTAGTCAACAAAGTGCCGACGGCTGAATCTGCGTTCTCTCCTGCAAGATTCATTTTAGTACCGGCCACTTCTTGAAAGGCGTCTAAAGCCCGTCTTGTTTCCGCATACTCCGTATTAACTTTGTTGTATTCTGGGAATGCTGTATCAAGGATTTCGTCTAGATTGTGACGAAGATTTTTAAGAATAACCTCAACAGACCCTTGTAGTCCAGTAACTCCGCCGCTGCCATAGGTTACTATCTCATCAAGATATTTTTTCATCCTGTGGACATCGTAAGCTGTTGGAACATCAGTGTTTGAAAGCCTGTCTATAACCTTATCCACGGCAGCCTCGATTCCAGTAAGCCCCTGAAAGTCTGCTCTGGTATAATCAGCACGTATGCCGCGGTCTGTGTTAAATTTAACGCCTATATTTTCAAGGTCGCTAATAAACCTGTTAATTGCCGGACTGTAGTCAACTTTTTCTGTCTTGAGAGACTTCGCTACCGGTTCAATTTTTTCGGCAGCCCTTCTATTAGCCGTCTTAACAGAATTAAATACGCGAAGTATAGTTTCACCTGCCGCGTCTGACGGCCTAATTGTAGCCGCTTCTTTTGCGTTTTTCTTGCCTCTTTCCATAGAGTTTACCATCCTGAGCATGACATCCTTGTCAGCCCGCGATGCGTTTTTAATGACGGCTACAATACCCTCATCAAAGCCCTGTCTAATCGCCTCAACCGCTGGCGCGTCCTTGACCGCCTTATCGCCTTTCATTGTAAACCGGGCGACATCAATATCCGTTGAGCCGCTTTTAATCTGGTCGGCTATTCGCTTTCTGGCAGGTGTTTGGTATTGAAATAACTGCTTGCCAGCGGCCTGCGCAGATGTTGCCGCGCCCTGTACCACATCAGCGGCCTTACCCGCCACTACAGGCGCAACCGCTGCCAATTCCTTGCCAGCCTGTTTTGCCGCACCCGCTGCCATCATTCCGGCCTTTGTGCCGATTATGCTTGATACTGCGTCGGGCGCTGTTTCAGCCAGTGACGCAATTAAAGGGCTTCCGGTTTCTTCAAATGCGCGATTGCCGAGTGTCTTACCCAATCCCCGCTCACGAATTGAATTAAGTGTTTCAGCGGCCTTATCAACGCCCTGCCCCGACACAAGTTCAGCAATCCCCGCCAGACCGGATATAGGGATATTGGCCACATCTACACCTAACTCCATAAGTCTGCCGAGCGTGTCTAGTTGAGACTGGCCGGATTCCGTCTGCGGCCTCATTGTCATTGCGTTACGCACGTTTTCAACAGCCTTAGCGCCCGCGCCTTGTTCTGCAAACGGATTGATAGCCTGCGCTATACCAGCCAGCCCGCCGACAGCCGTTCCCGCCATACTGCTGCCGACAGTGCCGATGACTTCAGCACTGCCGATTAGTCTATCAAGCAACCCGCTTGCGTTATCAAGCGCGTCCGGCTTTGCTTTCTGCTGAGGAAGGGCAGATAGTGCCGCCTGTTCGCTGTCAGCATCAATCTCGTAAGTGCCGTCATCAGTTTCAATGCGATAGATTGCCATTAATTAACCCTTTTGATTGAGCGAACGCCTGCGGGGAGTTGTGTCTGCTGGGCAAATCCTGCTTCAGGCTGTACGCCTTGACCTTGTAGTGCTGATTGCATACGGGTCAATTCCTCGACCATTGCATCGTCAGAGCCTTCTATATCAATGCCGCCGCCAGCGATGGAAGCGATAACTTTCAAGTCCGTTTCTGACAATACGCCGGTCATTAACCCGAGATTTTCAGCGGTTAAAATACTCTTTAACTGGTTTATTTTTGTCTGTGCGCGTAAGGATTTATCAAAAAGAGTGGGCGATAGCCATGACTGGTCGTATGGCCCGACAACAGAGCGCAATGCGTCGGTGTCTGCCATGAGTTCATTGACAAGTCTGAGCGTTTTTGCCTTTAACTGGCCGCCCTTTTCTATCTTTTCCTGACTTTCCTCAACCTTGACCGCGCCCTGATCGATTTCATTTTGCAGCTTCTGGAGTTCCATGCGCCGCTTTTCGTCGTCCCTTCCAGCAATGGCCTTTAGTTTCTCAATCTCGACCATCTGGCTTATTTCTTGCGGTGACTTCAGCCCTGATTCTTTTTGAACAATCATCCTAAATTGCTCATCATTGATATTCCCTTGATTCAGGTCATAACGCGCCTTGCCGATAGTTGTCATTGGCGATTTTGAAACTACCGCTATCGGGTTGCCTTGAGCGTCAAACCTTGCCTGCCCCTCCGATAAGGTAAACCCTTCCTCTTTTGCGGGAGCCGCCACAATCCCCAACTGCTGGCCGAGTCCAATCATTGACTTGGTGACATTCGTCAATTCCCGCGGATTGGTTTTTAGTGTCTGGATAGCTTCGTCGATGTCCGTGGTATTCCCGCCTCTGGATGCCATTTTCTGACGTTCCTGCGTGAGTATTGACTCTACCCCAGCATAATCACCGGCCTCAAGCAATGGGGCGACCTGCACCGCTTGCAGGATGCTTTCTTCAAGGTGTGCGCGGTCAAGTTCCATCTGCCCGGCCTGTAATTGCTGCTGCGCGGCCTGGGTCTGGATTTGCTGGTTTTGCATAGCCATCTGGTCGGCTTCTTTCTGCCGCTTGACCTGAGCCAAGCGCATAATACCGCCGCCGATGTCGGGAGTTTGGACGTTTAAAGCGATTTCGGGGTTTAAAGCCATATAGTCCTCATTTCATCGGGTAGGAATTAAAGCTCGCGCCCGGCCTACTCGCTGGTATCATGGATGTGTCAATCGGTTCAAGTTTCGGCTTCGGGTTTGCCAGTGCGTATATACCGGTTGCTGCGTTGATTGCGCTGTCAATGCCTTGCGTGAAGGCGTTTGCCGCGCCTACCTTGCCAGCCGCCTGCACGTTGCCCTTGTCGGTTGTCAGGTTTGATATGTTGTTTCCGGCGTTCAGGGTAGCCGAGCCTTGACCAGCAGCGGCGGATTGGCCGAGCTGGACGATATTGGATGTGTTGCCGATAGCCTGATTCTGCAACCCGAACTGATTGTTTATCAAGTCAGTGCCAAGCAACAAAAGCGAGTTTTGTAAGGCTTCGGCTGTTCCGCCTGAGCCTATTTTACCCCTTGCGGCGGCGTTGCTGAAAATCCGTTTCTGCGCGTCATCAGCAAGCAGTTTGTAAAACGGGTTGTCCTTGACAAAATTGAACTGCGCGTTAGGGTCAACTAAATTCTGCTGCTGCGTGACCATGTTCGTTAATGCGGGTATCTGACTAACCCCTGCGCCGGTAAACGGCTGTAAATCGGCTCTGGTTTGCGCTGCGGCCTCTTTTTGGGCTTGTATTGCTTTATCAGCAGACGCGGCCTGTGTTGCGGCGGCGGATTTAGCCGCTTTCGCCGCCTTGCTTGCGCCGAATAATGACGCACCGGCTGCGCCAGCCGCCAATGCTGCCAGTTGTATCCAACCGCCTTGATATTTGAGACTGCCCCGCATTTGTTTCATATACCTACCTCGATGTCTGCCGCCGCTTCATAGAATGTATACCTTACCGCTTCGGATGTTCTGAATCGGAATATCCGTGAATAAAACCCGCCCAAAGAAAACCATTCGATTTTTTTCAGGTATTGGCCTGCCGTGCCGATGTTGATAGTACCGAACGATTCCGTTGACCATGTGCGCCCACCGTCATCCGAATACGACATAATCACGTTTGGCGTCGTGGTTAGGTCGCCTACGCCAGTCTCGCATATCAACTCTAACCGGTTCATTTCCAGCCAGACGCCAGGTTTACCAAATAACCCCCCGTGAATCTCGCCAGTATCCCGGACACGATAGATTGCGTCGCCGTTTTCGGTAAAAGTATCAACGTCCAGCTCGTATATTGCGCTGCTGGCGTGGTCTCCGACCAAAACCTTGTCGTAGCACTCAACGGCGCGGTTAAAGATTGCCCTGCCGCCATTTGCACCGCTGGAGACCTCAAACCACTGGCCGACTTGCTCATGGTATACCCATGTTTTATCTTCGGTCGGGAATGTGATTTGATAGAAGTCCTGCCCCTGAAAGCTGTAGCAGGTTCCTATTGCGTCGCTGGTGGTTGCGTACCCTGATATGGCATTACTGAGGCTGATAGTTGATATTGCTTTGTAACTTGAGCCGGAGACGGCATATATCGACTTGCCAGACAAGAAAAACATCGTCTCGCCATTATCCGCCACAGAATAAACAGCAGACAGGCCGAGAGGTATTGTCCCGCCCTCTACACGGTCAAAAGGCGGCGTCCCGGTTCCTGAGTTCCACCATTGCTCGATAATCTTGCTGCCCATCAAATAAGCAAGGCTGGTTCCGGGGATAACGTATGTTCTTGCCAAGTCATCCGCGTTACTTTCTGCGGTTGCGTAGTTCAGGGCGGGTATATCTTCCGGGTCGCCCACTGCACCGACTACAAACCGGCCATCATCACCGTCAAGAATAGCTTGATTGTTGAGCACGGATACGGAATTAGGCGATTCAAGGTCGGGGTCTGAAACGGTCGTTAATGTCGCGCCGTCCCAAACGTAAAAATTGCCCTCTGAGGTAATCAGAACACTGTCGCCCATCCCTGCAAATATGCACTGCGCCGAGCCGGTGATTGCGCCGAGGCTGGTCTTGACGCCTGCCGAACTGACAGAATACAGGGTTGTTCCGGCCACCTGATACAGAACGCCTTTATGTTCAAACTCGCCGCGTGAGGCTGTACCGGGGAATGTGTAGCTATCCGCTGCGGCCAGTGCGCCATTAACGGTAAACCCGCCGCCCGTGCCTTTGTTTGTGTGCCACGTGGAATAATCGCCTGCCAGATAAATAATCGGGGCGGTTCCGGTCGCCTCTGAGCCTGTCCCGGTCGGGCTTAATACTGGCCTGCCGTCAGCGGCGAAGAAAAGGCGGCGGTTGGCTTCAACTGAAAAATCAATTGCTACGGCGGTATTAAAGTATAAAAACTCAATATCTCCGTTCCATAGCGAAATCCCGCCATTTTGACCGCCAATAATCCATTCCGTGCCGACTGAATAATCGGCTTCAAAGTTTGATAGGGACGATGCGGCCGCATTGTAATCGCTTGCATCATTAACATATAACTGCCCCTCTGTGTCATTCAGGCAGTCCCAAGAAATAAGAATATTTAACCATCCATCTGCGCTGGTGTATGAGGTAGTTGATTCGATGAATACAGCACTGGACGAACTCGAAGCCCTGTCCATCTGAACGGTTAATTTATTAGTTGAGTTTACTATTTGGAACTTTCCACGCTGCGTTGTAGTAACATCAATAAACTCAAATATATATCGGTTATTCGAGCCTGCAATATTAATTCGACATGCGATAGTACCAACCTTTGAATTGGCCGCGCCGGTCAGATTTGCGCCCCTTGTCAGGTAATCGTTTGTGCCGTCAAACTTTGCGCCCTGCGTGGTCAGTGCTTCCGTGCCCGACGCAAATGCCGCATATCCCGGAAACGATTGCAATACAAACTTGTTTTTGGCCGAGGCGTTATCCTGCAATTCAGGATAAAAGTTGCGCGTTACCTGATTAGTCAAAGGCTTTGACCGCGATTGGTTTGTCTCGCCGGTCAGGTTAATAGGTACAATCATAATCTTTTCATGGCCTGAATTAAGATGCGCGGCTGTAGTAAGCCGGTTTCGATATGGTTGCGGCAGTCATACTTCCGGCAAGCCTCTGGTCGTTGTTCGTAGATAGTGCAGCCGGATTCGCTTAAATAGTGGCAATCTTCGTTTTCCTTTCGGGCGAGGTAATACTTCATGCCTTCCTGATTAAAAACGCGGTAATGCTTGAGTCTGGCGGCGTCATTGGCTGATATAGACAACTGACGTGGCCCTTTGCAGCATTCGGTACAGGTTCCGCAATTAACCATTAATAATCCGTCGGCTCATCAATGGATTCGTATTCCGGCGTGACCAGCGCCTTGATGCGCGGGATTGCCTGTGACGCGGTAAAGGTGATCCGCTGATACCTTTCAGGCGATACCGGGTAAGTGTTCAAGCAACTGAAAGCGACCAGCGCGACAACGTGCGGGGTCAGTTCGTCAGCGCACGAGCCATCTGACGCCCAAGTGTTGAGTCCGTCAACCTTAAGTTGTGCGTAAACCTCATCATAAGCCGTCTCGATACGGGTTTGATGCTGTGACGCTAATGTCTGGCCGACAGGCAGCAAACCAAGTTCGTTGGCCGCACGGTCGCGGATAGTAGCCTTAGTTGCCATTCTTCGACGGCCTGCCGCGTTTCTTTATCACAGTTTCGACCGTTTCAGGCGCTTTATTCTCGATTTCAGGTGTTTTTTCTACATACTCGATGTAGTGCGGGTTTCTAGCCGCCTTTGCGCTGAAATGGTCGTTAAAATCGACTATATCCCCGGTTGATACCGTCATGCCTTGGTAAGTCATAACCGGGCTGGATACGGGTTGAATAAATTGGAATTTCATGGATTACCTCAAAGCAGTTGCAATAAGCTGGATTCTGTTTGTTGTTCCCTGATTCTTTCTGACGCCGTGCAGGGTGCTATTTGGTATAAACACGGTTAATCCGGGTTCTGGGTAAATGGTCTCGATAACCTTGTCACCATCAAACACGTCTAAAGGCGCGGGAACGTCGCCCGGTTGCAAATAGTGGACAAGGGTGGTTGCGTAATCAGGTACATGGGTATGCGGGTACTGTTCGTCGTATCCTTCCCCTTGTTTCGGGACTTGAACGGACAGATAGGTTTTGACGTACCTGAAGTCTACCCCTTGCTCGAAAAAAGACTGAAAGGCTCTTTTCCGAAATTCGATACTTTCTGGCGTTTCCGCCTTGATTTGCTCAACCCGCCCCCGTCCTTGCCATGTGCGGATGACGTAATCAAGCCAGTGTTGATTGAAACTCCAGTATTCTTTATGCAGCATAGAAAAGGGGCTGAGATTTTACCCCAGCCCCGATTTGTTACGGCACTATGTAATAAACACCAACATACAGCGTACCCGTGCCGCCAGTTGCAGCGGCGACATTTGCCTCGACCTGAATTACGGTTTCAGCGACAAACGTCTTGGGTCCATCCTTCAGCACCCCGTTGAACGGGTAGTAAATCTGCGCTTCCGGTTTGATGTCGGTAACAGCATCGCCAGACCATACGCCCAGATTACCAAAGCCGTCAGGATCGGCGGAGTCAGTGCCATTGCTGGCCCAACCCACATCCATATCCAGGGCTTCGATACCGGTGTCCAGGTCATCCGCACGAATAAAGCCGTCTATGACAACAGCGCCGGCGGGAACGCGGCACATCTCGAAGATGTCGCCGTCCTCCACGTTTGCGGCTATTTCATATATGCCGTATGCGAATTTGACGTTTCCAGCGTCGCCTTTACCCGCTTTTGGGAAGGCAGCTTTGGCGCGTGTTGCAGTAAGTGTTTCGGCAGCCATTAGTCTATCCTCCTATTAAGCGGCAGTTGAGCTGTGGAACGATGTGACCATTCCATGCTGTTTTGCGTTGTAAAACGTCTTTTTGATGTCGTGTTTCATGGTGATACCGACGCCGTTCTGGTGCTCGTAGTCATCCTCTTTCCTGCGCTTGAAAGACGGCATCCGGCCAATACCAAAGCCGAGCGCCTGCGCACCGCAAAGGAAGCCCATCGAAACGCGGCTGGAGCTGTTACCGCCGTTATCCAGGCCGTCACCCGTTGCGCCAGCACCCCAAACGCCACCGAAGTCGCCAGTTGTGCCGTCGATAAACAGCGAGTCAATTTCCGGCACTTTCTTGACGATAACGCCGTCGATTACCAAGTCACCACCAGACCAGAGAGGATTTCCCTCAACGGAGCGCGGCAGCGCATTGGAGTGCAGCGTTTGCAGGTTGACCCTCAAATCCCTGAAGGCATAGGTTCCGAGGAACAGGACGTACCACGGCTCATCGTCCTTTATCATAACCGGACGAATCAGCGGGTCGGCGTGTTCAGCCATCACCTTCAACAATTCAACCATGCTCATGGTCATCTTGTCGTTGGTGGTGTCGATGGTCGCCAGTGAGGTGGTATGGTCGCCGGATGTCAGGTTCGCTGTGGCCGCGCCGTACAGAATACGGTCGGTGTTAGCGGCCTGCCATGTGTCCATATTGGCAGCGCTGGCAGCGGTTGCGCCGTTCGCGCCCTTCGTCCCGCCGTAGTTGTAATACGTGCCGCCTGCTTCGATAGCGCCCATCGCCTGGATGATTTCATTTCGCTTCAGCTCCATCGCCCAATTGGTAAGGGCAGGACGCGCTTCCTGAAACAACTCAAACTCGGACTTCTCGTTTTCCTCGTTGTCCACGAGTACGCCATTCCGCTTGTAAGTCGGGGAAAGGGTGTAAGCGTAGTTTGACAGCGCCTCTTCACTACCGGCCAGAGTTGTCGAACCCTCGACGCCTGAACCAGACAGTTTTGCTACCAGAGGGATACTCACTTTCTTCAGGTCTTGCTTGACCTGAATAATCGCGTTTTCGGTCTTGCCGATGTAAGGCCCAAACCGACCACCACGGATATACTGGTGGTTTACTTCTCTCAGGAACTTAGTGACGACGTTCGCTGAGGCTACTGTAGTATTAGCCATTGTAATTGCCTCATAAGTGGCAACCTTTCAGGCTTTAGAACGGCGAATCTTCCATTATTGAGTCAAGTGTCGGCTCTTTGATAACGGGGATTGAGTTCTTGCCTGATGCAGTTGCATTGGTTAGGTCAGGCAACTCTCTTGCAGACTTGGGTTTCTTCGCGTCTTTCAGTCCGGCTTCATAGGCTTCCCGCTTTATCTGTTCGATATAGGCAGGGTCTTTCAGCTTTTGGACTTCCTGATGCTCGATTGCGTGGTTATACGCAAACCGTGCAGGGTTTGGCGCGGCGAGGAATTTCTGATGCAAGGTCGTATCGGTGATGTTTCCATCTTTGTCCGTTATCAACCCCATAAACACCGATTCCTTTTCCAGATAGTCAGGCTTGGTGTCAATCATCAAATCCCGCGATAGCGCAATCCGCGTGGTCATTGAATCCTGATTAACCTGTCCTTTTAACCCTTCGGCATAGCCTTCCGGGTCTGTAATAGGGTCGGGCAATGGTTTGCTTTCGATTTCCTTTAACCGCTTTTCCGCTTCCTGCCGTTTCTTTCTTTCTGCAATGAGTGCCGCTTGCAGACCGCTATCCTTTGTGGCTGGCGTCTCCACTTCTTCACCCTTTTCAGGCTCAGGTTCTTCAGCTTTCGCCTCAGTTACGCCCTTTTCAGATTCGGGCTGCGTCACCGTTTCCAGTTCCTCATCGCCCTTATCGTCATTAAAGATGTCATCAACTGTGTCGTTTAGGGACATAATGCCCCCGGTGATTTCCTCTGTTTCAGGAGTGTTGATTTGCTCGGTCATGTTTTTTCACCTTTGCGCCCGAAATGCGGCGGCCATTTATGCGCCCGTAACCCGGCGGCGGCTGTATCCAGATGGATACTAATGTTTTACTGTGTAGCCGCAAGCGGCCAGCAGTAAAAACACATCTTCATCGTCCTGCATCCTTCGCAGCCTTTCGGCCTCAAGGTATGCAAGGGTGCGTAATTCGGCCTCAATCTGAGCCGCGATTAACGCTTGTTCTTGTTGTCGGAGTGATTCGTAATATGCAAGGGCTTTGCTTTCGTCTACCGTGATGACTTCGGCAGGCTTAGTCTCTATCGGCTTTGGTTGCTCGACAGGCTTAATCGCAGAATTACGCGCTTTTAACGCGGCATCTTCGGCCTCGTATATCAGGTCAAGATAGGTCTTGCCTTTACGCTTCTTTTCGTCATCGCCGGAGCCGTAGGGTATTTGCGAACCGGTCGGGGCTGTGTGGTCTGCCGAGCCGGTAATAACAGCGCCTTGACCCGCTAAAACACCGCTGGCGTCATGTGTTGCCGCCGAACCTGACCTATCCGCAGACCCGTCGATTAACGCGCCCTGCCCTGACAGGTCGCCGGTAGCGTAAAACGCCCTGAATCTGGACGCGCTGCCTGAAACGTCTGCGCCTGGCCCTACTATCGCGCCAGTGGCAGATAATGCCCTGAAACGTGCCGCCGCGCCGTCTACTATAGAACCTTGACCGGATAAAACGCCGGTTGCTGCATGGGTTACCGGAGCGGCGGTTCTATCAGCACTTCCATCAACTGCCGAACCCTGCCCCGTTAATACGCCTGTGGCCGGATGCGCTCTGAAACGGTTAGAACTGCCGTCAACTGCTGCACCCTGACCAACAAGCGCCCCGGTTGCTGCGTGGGTTATCGCGCCTCCGCTTTGTAATTGCGCTGCGCCGGGGAGTAGCGGCTGAAACGGGAAGCCCATCAGCTCACCGTCAGTTCAAGGTGCTCTATAAGCTCGCTATCAAGCGGTAAATCAGTTGTGATAGACAAAACGCCGTCAGTGTAATTACTGGAAGTCAATTCGATACCGTAAGTGCCTAGATGCTCGATTATCAGCACTAGCGTCGTTGTCGATGAGTCAGTGGTGATTGAGTACATTATGAAACCTGCCTGATTGACCACAACACTGTGATAGTTCCGGCCAATGCGTCGAGAGTGAAGTCCCATCCGTGCAGCAAGATAAACGATTCTGTGACAAATATCGGTTCAGCCTGAGCGCCCTGTAATATCCACTCTTTCGCCAGTCCTTGAGTGTCGCCAGACCGGCATTTTTCATACAGCCTGACTTGCAGGATGTCACCAGCCACCATGTCGGACACGTCAAGGAATAGCTGAAATATGCCGTCTGTGGTATCCGAGTCCGGGCCTGCGGTGTCCGTGGTGCAACTATGCTCTGTTGCGCCTACCGCTTCAGTCCCGCTATATAATTCTGCTATTGCCATAATTCACCTAGTAGAAACAATGAAACGCGATTCCTTGTGATTGGGCTGTGCCTGACGCCTCGCCCTGAACCTGTAAAGCGGTGCTGGACGGAATGCTGACGTATATCGGACATTGCGGATATGGCCCATACACAATTTCGGCGGTTGTGTTATTTGTATACCATTCCGCCATCGTTGTGCCGCCGACAGTCAATTCCCAATGATAGGCAATGGCGGTTGTTGCGGTGGCCGTGCCATTGACCGATAGCATAACCGCCCCATACTCACGGGTTGTTGTGCCGATAGTGGCGTCTGTCGATTCTGCGCCGGAGTTACCTGCTGTATGCGCTGTTCCGCCTGATGTTGCTGTGTTCGCGCCGTAGGTATCGCAGCCTGTGAATAGTTGCCCTACATACCCACTAATTCCGCTGTTTAAAAATACCAGTATCCTGACGGTATCAGAGGCGATTGCTGATTGTGCCCTGATAGATATTTTCGTCCCTTTCGGAATGAAAATTGGTATAAATACCCCGCTTAATCCCGCTGATGCCGCTGCTTTCCACCCAACTTGAAAATCAGGCAGGATGACGTTTTCGCCGCTTGCGCCTGTCGCTATATCAATCAAAAAGTTTGACACGGAAGCGGAGTTTGACGAGCCGGAATAATACAACCAGAATCCGTATGTGTCGTATGTGGTCGATGCAACCAACTGGGAAAACGCCGTCTTTGTATTCGGTGTCGCCCCCGTCGTCATTGAAAACCCGATATTCGCGGTCTGCGGGGTCGCGGTCAGATTGTGCTGCCACTGACCACCGGAATATGTGCGAGACATTGCAAGCATTAAGCAGATAACGCCGTATAGGTTAGGCTTGAACAGGAAACAGTGTCGCCGGAAGCGATTGTCAGGCCGTTGGTCAGGTCAATATCCGAGCCTGAAGCCGCCACGCCGCAATAGATATGCAATACGTCGCCGGATGTCTGCAATGACGCTGTAGACACTGGCGATGCGTTGCCGGTGGCGTTGGTGTCTGAAGTTATCGCGCCTGCTGTGGCCGTGCCGCTGGATGACGCGCCGAACGCCGGAGTCGAGAATATCAGGGTTGCCGCTGCCGTCCCGGGCGCGCCGATTGTGCCGCCTACACGGAATACCAGTTTCGAGCCTGCGCCGTCGAGTAAATCCACTACGGCATTGGTTGCCGCGTCTCTAGCCGTTGTGCTGTGTGTGACTGCCATTATTTGCTTCCTCTAATAGTTTTTTCAGTACTTCAGGGTCGGGGTGGCCAATAAGCTGAAACGTCTCAATCTTGCCAGTGTCCTTACGTTTTACTTCAATGGTAGCACGTAACTCGCCTGGCTTTCCGTTAAGGGCTATCATTCAATCCCGACCACTTGCCCTTCGTTGTTGCGCCTGATTTCTTTCGGCTTGCTCATAACAGTGGCAAGTTCCTTGATTGCGCCAGCGACTTCAGACTGTGACGATTTGACCGCCTCGCCGTTCATAACAACGGCTTGCCCCATTGCGTTGATTGCTTCCTGCATCTGTCCAAATACTTCCTTGTCGTACACGTTGACGGCAGGCGTCTTGTCCTGTGGTTTCTGGCTGTTCAGCTTCAGGATTTCCAGTTTAGTCTTGGCGGCGATTTCCTCACGCTTTAACTTCATGTCGGCAGCGTGTTTCTCGCGTTCAAATGTAATCCGGTCGATACTTGACGTGTCGGGCGATGTAGATACGTTTACAGCCCTTTCGGTCTGAGTCAGTGCCATGCGCTTGGTTTCTGCGTCGTACTGCTTGATTTGGACTTCCTGCGCCTTAAGATTCAGTTCTTCGGCCTTGACTTTGGTTTCAAGCTCGATTGCGGCCTGATTTGCTTGCTGTTCAGCGGTCTGCGCCCCGGATGCTTCAGCGCGGCGTCTTTCAATCTTTTCGATTAGCTTGTCCTTGCCCCGCAATTCTGACAGCTCTATCAGCTCGATGATGTCAATATCGGCGCTGGAGGCGAATTGCGCTATCGCCTGGAACTGCTCTTGCTGCGTGTTGATGGAATCGAAAGACTGGTCAAGGATGATGTCTACGTCTATCTCCGGGACAGGGTTTTGTGATGCAATAGGGGTTTCAAGTGCGGCTGTTGCTTGTTCTGCGGCAGCCAAGTCCTGTCCTTGCTCGATTTGGGTCAGGAACGTATAAGACGCGGCGTACTTCTTGCGCTCGACCAGCGGTAAAGACTTGTCGTTAATCTTTTCCTCAAGGAATACGCGGGTTGATATTTTGGTATTCAGGCCAATCCAGCGCAGTGAATCTTCATCATCCGTAACCCGTATCCACTTTTCCCCTGTCCAGAACTGCTTGATACGCGCCCAGATTTGGCGATAGACACGCTTTTCCCATCCAGACAGTTGGGTGTAGTCGGAATTAAGCTCAATTGTGCCAGCGGCCTGTAGTTTTTCGATAGCCCGTCCAGACAGGTCGCCAGATTGACGTTCACCGGCCAACTGCGCGTTGTACGAGACTGAATCCAGCTCTGCCTTTGCATCGTAGTACAGGTCAATTTGTGCCTTGACCATGTCGTTTGTTGGTAAAACCCCGAAGTCTTCCCCGAACTTCTCGCCGTTAAACTCAACGTGCCCGTCTGGCTTGGCAAGTTCACGCTTCAGGGCAGGAACGTCCGAGACCGTGCCCTTGCGCCCGAATGTTTGACGGCTGGAATTGCTAAACAGCCACTTTGACCGTCTGTGGTTTATTTCGTCCTGTTGGTCAAGGAAGCCTGCGACTTCGCCATATCGGTTATTGTCACGGTCGATATTAGCAGATACCAGTTCAATCGGGCAGGTCGGCTCGCCTTCGTCATCCAGATAGGGCGAGATTTGCGGCTCAATTAACCATTCATTGTGGGTCAGTATACCGAAATGCCACTGGCCTTTATGAATGCCGTAGTAAACCGCAATGCGTATACGTCTACTGCCTAAATCAACCCATCGCGGTCTATCTTCAGTGGTTTCATCCGTGCTGCCTTCGGCATTAATCAGGCCGTCAATGTCGGAATCCGGGAAAAGCTCTTTCGCTTCATCCTCGTACAGCCACATGTAATATCCCATGTATCGTGCGTCGGAAAAATCCTTTTTCCGGCTATGCGGGTCGAAGAATATGCGGTCAAATGGGATATTTGATATCCGTACATCGGTATCCGTCCGGCCTTTCTTAACCTCGACTATCGCGCCGGAGTAGCCCTCGACAAAGAACTCTTCACAGACTTCTAGTTTGAGGGTCTGGAAGTCGTTATCGTCTGCTACATAACGAAGTGCGTCAGTGATTGCATGGGCGGATTTCTCGTGTTTCTGTGTCCGTGGATACGCTTTCGGGTCAGACTGGCGCATATTGTACAGACCTACCAGCCCCTTGACCTTTGGGCGGATACGGTTGACAACGATAGGCGCTTGATTGCGCTTCTTTAGCTTTTGGACTTCGGCCTCAGTCCATTGCTTGTGATCCATGTAATCACGGCACTTCTCGGACAGGGCGCGAGCGTCCATCGTGGCCGATAAGAACAGGTCTACTTGTTCTTGCGCAATGCGTGGTTCAATCATGCCTGAGATACCCGCTGGATTCGCTTACTAATTTTTGTTTGCATGGTTCCACATCGCTCATAAATTGAATCTGTGTTGTAATTCCGCAATCCATGCAGAGTAATTGACTGGCTGATAACGGTAGAGACTGCGCCCAGACGTGATGATGTGACGGATACCATTCAGACTGATTTCCAGTTGTCTTCTTCGTCGTCGTCGGATTCGTAGGCATCGCGGGTTTCTTTCTTTTCTTCAGTAGGTACGGTTGCGGCAAATGTCTGGTCAAGGATGCGGCCAAATAACCCGCACACATCCACCTTGTCGTCTCGGTAATTGGTGTTAGGGATAAACCGCACAAGCTGGTCTATTAGTGCATCGCCCCATTCAGTACGCGGTATCCAAACCTTGCCCTGTGAGGCCAATCCCTGAAATGCCCTTGCGTTAGCGGCCTTGTCTGCGTTACTGCTTATCCATTCCAGCCGAAAATAGATTTGTCTGGTCTGCTGTTGTTTCTTCAGGAACGGTTCAATACTGCGCCGGATAACGCCTGATTCAGCCACCCAGCAATAGGGGTCATGCTTTTTGGCTAAATCCAGCTCTGCGTCAATCCAAACATCAACGGTCTTTTGGCCAGACCACCAATCCAGAATCCATAAGTCTGACTTGTCATCAAACCCGCCTATACCATGCTCTGTGTAATCGCCGCCGTCATCGGTTACAGCGTAGTCTGACGCGCCGTAGCGTGATAAATACTTCGGGTGTTCGCCTACTCTATATCGACGGTTATCAAACCATTCACGCTTGAAAAAGACGCCACTATCAGGCTGTGGTGTCTGCTGATACAGGCTAGTCCAGTTGCGCACGTCCTTGATGGATTGCGCGGCTTTTGTTTCAATCCAATATTGAGGGGTGAACCATTCAGGCCACAGAAACTCGCCGGGCTTTCTGCCTAATGGGTCATTCTCTCTCGCTTCAGCGGGTAAACAGATTACCGTCCACGTCTGCCCGTCGCGGCCTTTAAACTCGCCGGATTCGCCATTCCATGATTCAGGCAGGATCCGTCCTGATAAATCATCCTCATGCCAGCGGGTCTGAATAATGATTTGTGCCGCGTTTGGCTTAAGTCGAGTAACAAAGTCGGACAGATACCAGTCCCAGGTATTATCACGGACTAACTGGCTGTCTGATTCTTTCCGGCCTTTAACCGGGTCATCAATCAAACCTAAGTCTGCGCGGCGGCCTGTAATGCCAGAACCAACACCACAAGCAAAGTAAGACCCGCCCTCACTGGTTTCCCATTCGCCTTTTGCCTGTGAATCTTCAGCAAGCGTGATTCCGAACAGACGGTTATATTCTTTGGTTGATACGATATTTCGGACTTTTCGGCCAAACGTATTGGCCAGATGTTCGCCGTATGAAGCGCAAATAATGTTGTTTTTCGGCATCTTCCCGACGTAGTAAGCAGGGAAACGCACTGACCCGCACGTTGACTTAGCCGAGCCGGGCGGCATGAATACCATTAGCCGCCTGATTTCACCAGCAACCACCTTATCCAGCGAGTCATACAGTAAAACGTGATGCGCTGCTGGCTGTTCGTCCGGGAACAGATAGCGGGAAAACTCAGTGCAGGTTTGTCTCGCTTTCCTGCGCTTCAGTAATTCCTGCGCTGCTGCTTGTGGCGATATGTGCGAGGTCGCTGTCTGTAAGTTCTGAAGCATTGATTGTGTGCGTTATCTCTGCCTGTATGTCTTTAGGTATAAATTTAGAAGCCAACTCCATGAACCTTATGGGGTTTTCTTCAAGCTCTTTTGCGAGGATGTCAGCTATTGACTTGCCCCTTGATTCCATTACGTTCAAAGCGCCCAGAATAGCGCCTCTTGTCCTTTGGGCTAACTCAACCCCGTACCCTGCTTTCTTGCCTGTCGCCTTGTAATTAGCCATTACTCGTAGTCCCTCATGGGAAAATTACCATTACCGCGCCAACAGAAATTAGCGCAATCGAAGCTGTCTGATTATTATCGTATGCGTCAGACCACACTGGCATAAACAACAAAACAAGCCCTATGATGTTAACTAATATCGCCATTACTCGCAATCACTCAAAGCGGGACCGAGCGTCCGGCGCTAACCGAAACTTCCCCTAGCGGGTTTTGTATCCGAAGGCTCGACATAATCATTCGTAGTCCCTCAATGAATCAATGTCCAAGTCCTTAGCCACAACTTCCGCGATTATCCCTTGACGTCATGTATATAATACTGATATTCTATCCCCATACTGCATGTAGAGGATACTTAAGTGACTGATTTTACTGTAATAGAATTTTTTAACAGATTCCCAAATGATGACGTTTGCCTTGAGCATTTGATGGATACGCGCTTCGGGCTTACTTCTGAATGTCCGAAATGCCATAAAACCAGCCGTTTTCATCGCATCAAAAAGCGCCCTGTTTACGAGTGCCAATTTTGTGCGCACCAGATTAGCCCAATGGCCGGAACCCCGTTCGAGAAGTCACGCACCCCTTTGCGCAAGTGGTTCTATGCGATGTATCTGTTTACTACTTCCCGTCATGGTGTACCAGCTAAGGAATTACAGCGCCAGCTTGGTGTTACCTACAAGTGCGCCTGGCGCATGGGTCACGAGATACGCCAATATATGACCGATGTAGACGGTAACGGCCCTATAGGTGGCGGTACAGTCGTGGAAATGGATGAAACCTTTATTGGTGGCAAACCGCGCTACAAAAAGAAAATGTTTGAACCCAGACGCAATGCCTATATCGGTAAAACCATTGTGTTCGGCATGGTTGAGCGTGATGGTAACGTCCAGACCCATGTAATCAAACAGCGTAGCCGTAAAGCCGTTCAGAAACACATCAAGCAGGTTGTTAAGGATACGGTTATCGCTACCGATGAAGCGCCTATGTATAAATACCTGACAAAAGCAGGATATTTACACGGTACGGTCTGCCATGAAACCGGTGAATATGTCAGAGGCCCGATACATACCAATTCGATAGAGGGCTACTGGTCACGCCTCAAAAACTCGATCCGAGGTACACACATCCATGTAAGTGGCAAGCACATGCCTAAATACTTGGGTGAATTTGAGTACCGCTACAATATGCGCAAAAGCCCGAAATATATGTTTGAAAGGCTTTTGGGGGCTTTTTAATCAAGTTTAATCGGGCTAAATCCATTATCGTCCTGATATACTTGACCTTCATAAAGTTCCACATCATGCCAAATATTCACGACGTGGGGTTTTGTTTTAGTCAATCTGGGGAGTAATGACATGAGTAATGGCCATAGTATTCCTGTCTCAGCGCCTGTTGATACCGACTCTGCTGGTCGCGGCGGCGAACAGGCAATACAATCAGTTTTTCGGGTCATTTGTCGTGATACAAATTCATCTGGCACCTGTTTTCTGCACATAAGCGGGAATCTAATAACGGCAGAACACGTTATTCGTGGGAGCAAAAACCCTGAAATAGTTCTTTCAAATGGCAACCTTATTGCGTCATCTGTTACGGCCAGCAATTTAGATTTAGATTTGGCTGTATTAAAGCCCGTGACATCAATTAATGGACAGGCGTTAAAAATTTCAAGCCAAACAGACTTCGCTATCGGAACCCAGGTATCAACTTGGGGTTTCCCCGGCGGTTATGGGGGTTCAATTCCTATGCTAAGCGTAGGGTATTTATCAGCAATGACCGGCTTCAAAACAAATTCCGGTAAAGTTATTAAGCAGTGGGTAGTTAACGCCGCCTTTAATTCTGGAAATTCGGGCGGACCATTATTGCATGTTGAAACAGGAGATGTTATTGGCATAGTTTCAAGCAAGCTAGCGCCACTTAGTCCCTCTACTAAAATTGCGCTCGAAGCGCTGGCAAGCAATACCAGTGGTTTTATGTATACAAGCACGGCGCCCGATGGAACGATAACTAACTATTCAGAAGGACAGGTGATTGCCGCTGTGCTGAATGATCTGCGTCAGCAAATTCAACTTGTTATTGGAATGGCCGTGCTATTGTCTGATCTTCGTGATTATTTAAACGCAAATAAAATTACGCCTTAAATAAGGCCTATTTTTTCTTTGGTTTCTGGCTTTTTGCCATCCGTTCCAATAGCCCGTCAAACTTCTCTTTGTTACCTGTAGATGGATGCTGCTTGATAAACTTCTTCAAGCCCTTTTCGTCTTTGGCTTCTTCGAGAGATGTGTATTTACCGTCTGACATTAATCGAATCCAAGAGTGGTTTGTTTGCCTGGATTTATTCGAGGCCTGAAATCTAGAACTTCCAGAATTTTATAATGATTATTTATCTTACCGGATTCTGAAATTGTTTGGGTTATTTCTAACCTGACCTTGTAGGTGTCATTTATCATGGCTCCTCCACGCTCAAATGCTTGCTGGGCTATGTCAGTCTCAGAAATATCTGCATAAATATGCGTGTCTCCATAATAGAAACGCCATTTATCCACGCTTTGGTCATATACAGGAGAATAGACCTGAATGAATGCCGTAACTTCCTGTGTTCCGCAATCTTCCGCTGCGTCAGTTTGCTTAATTCTTAAAATACCCTTAGCCTCTTCTTTTGTTATCGCTTCTGAAACCACGTTTTTATGCTCAAACTCAACAGTTTCATAGCCTTCTTGGGAAAGCGGCTTAACGATGGACTGAATACTTTTAATGGCTTTATTGTCTTTAAAAAGCTCGTAAGCCTCTGGCATTACATTGACGTGATTATTATCGCCCAATACTGTTATTTGTATAACAGATTTACCTTCAATTTCCTTTAATTCTGCTTTTGATATCTTTCTATCTTTTAGCCACTTTACAAACTTAAAAAGGCCGATTGCTGCGAATTCAGCAGGAGGTAAAATAATACCTAACCATTCAAGTATCTCTTTTGCGTCAGAGACCTCTTGAATTCCGATTAGTTCTTTTGCTTGTTCGTAAAAATCAAGCACGACTTGTAAGTCTAACTGGAAACAATTTTGGTCTAGATCGGCATTTACCAGAACACGGACAGAAGCCCTATTCTGATTAAATTTTGAATTAGCAATCTTACATAGATCGCCTATAGCCAAAAGCGCGGGGGCCAAATGGTTAACGTCTATTGAATGGCCTGATAAACTCGGCCCATCGTATCTAATCCTAACAAAATCATCTCGCATTTTTAAATAATATGCCTAATTTGTGATTTATCGTACATGACGTCATGGGATAAACCCCACAACTTCCAACCATTGAACGTCCTTGTTATTGCCTGCCGTTGCAACCAGTTTTATCAGGCTGCGTCCGTCTTGCGATGTTGTGACAACCATAGACTTGACATTACTGGTTAATGATTCGTTACTGATTGCGGCCTGTCCGGATTCAACGGTGACAGTTACGGCCGTGACCGTGCCGTTTACCTGCGCCCATGATGTGTAATCAAAACTAATAGTCTCTTGCCCTGACTCAAACGCGAGTCGCGACTGTTTGCGTCGGGTTCTGGTCGGAGTGACATTGTAAGTTTTCATGTGTCGTTAAGCATATCCAGACATACGGAAAAAACTACAATTCCGCAAATAAAATTAATTGTTAATGCGACGATTATCATTTAGTCCAAAACAACGCGCCGCAAGTCAGCGCCGTAACTATCTGCTTCACCGTTCCGGTGATTTCTGCCCGTGATGCGCTCTGTTCCATGTAGCGGATTGCTTCGTCTTTTTGGATTCCGGCGTATTCGCAGTGACTAATTGCCGACAATCTGCTGTTATTTGCCGATACCAGGCTGTCTACCGTGTCATTTAGGGCGGTAATCGTGTCTGCCGCGTCCTGCAAGCGTTCCTCTTTGACCTCGCAGATACCGGTATCATAACATACAGCGTCAAAATCAAAAATAACCCGCTTCATCGGGGTGGTTTTCATCGCCTCGTATTTAGCGGCGTGGTCGGCATAACTGATTGTTTCGGGTGCGGTAGCGCATCCGGTTAGCAATAAAAACAGCGATATAATCATTTGGTTTTGCACTTTAGTCGCCGCCAAGAAAGTCTGATATTGCTTTAGTTAATTGCTCTTTACTTAACCCAGACGACAAGTCAAGGTCGGCTTGCTCGTATCCAATAGGTAGTTTATGGTCAGATATGCGGATTTTCAAACCAGATGGTTTATGGATTATGTAAGATGATTTGCTGCGTTCAGAATCCTTAAAAATTAAGTTTTCTTCTCCGAACTTTTCTTTAATTTCGCTTAATTTATCTTTTGATTTCAGCGCGGCTTTTACCGCAACATCTGATCTTGCCCCTCTTGTTTTTGCCGCTTTTATGAGAGCATCTAAGTCCGGTCCCTCCGCGTAAAATCCTTTTCTATCGCTTGCCCACTGCGGTCTTCTCTCTATAGCGTAATTGCCGCTATCAAGCCTATACAGCCTCATCTCCATGTCTTCTGCAAGCGTTCCCGCGCTTTTATTAGGGTATATTATTAATTGTTCTGTGGTGTTTGTTTTTTCTATGGGCATTTTCCCAAATTTTAAGCCATCAGGGGATTTTGAGGAAAATTTAATTGCAGGGCTATCGGCAGCGCGTAGCGCCTTGACCATCCCTATACTTGGCGCAAACGGCAATGCGCCAAGCCCCATTAGCCCAATATTTTTCAGGGTGGGTTGTTGGTATACGGATTTTGCATCAGCGGCGAACCCTAACAGATCGCCAAGAACTGGAACTGGCGCAGCGGCAAGAGCGGCTCTATCCAAATAGTCCATATTTGACCATGCGTTTTTTGCTGGCTGCATGACATTTTCGGTGGCAACGCGAGGTATATCTGCTATCGTTCTCATAAGCGGGTCGTCTTGGCCGTATCTTTTCAGGACTGCGGCAAGGCCTTGTAATCGTTTTATGTCTGCCATCCTACTGACTCTTAAATGACCGCCTAACCCCGCCCGGCTTAACCGGTATCGGGGTGGTATCATCTTCGCTTTCGGCTATTTCCAGCGCTTTATCGTGCGCGGTTTCGGCCTTTTGTATCTCGTGGGCGGCCTGAATTATACGAGCATCGGCCATTGATTCATGCTCATCGGCTATGGTTTGGGCTTTGTCCGTTTTGGCCTTTTTTTGCTTATATTTATAAGCGCCGAGGCCTAATATTGTTAATATTATTTCAGTCGCATAGTCCCAGAATAACCATAGACCTATAGCGGCGAGGGCATATATGGCTAGCCATTGGTATTTATTCATGGTCATTTCGATATTTCGCCAGTCAATTTTATTGCGAATTGCGGCTCAAATTCTGGGTTAACCATCGTTGCCACGATGCAAAATGCGCCAAATATTGATTCCATTACATCCATCAATGGTTCAAATACTACGCTGCGAACCTCTATTGCGGGGCAGTCTTTTGGCGTCATGTCTACATAAACTGGAACAATGCCGTACATCCATCCATAATGGGTGTAGTTGTTTTTGTCGTAGCAGTTTTTGTATTTATTCATCGCCATTTTTACGCTTTATAATCTTGTCTATCCGCGCTTTGTCAAAAAAGGTGGTCAATCCCTCATCTGGTTCGACTTCGTATGTCTCGCCGTCCTTGCCTTTTGTTTTGATAGTGCGTGGCGACAGGAAGAAAAACAGGGTAATCAGTATATCCCATTTGAGGTGTTGATAGGCAAATCCAATCGAAAACTTGGTTACTTCGTACGCTATCATAGACCCGATGACGGTCATAAAAGCCCCGCCGCCGAGCGCCTTGACGGTTTGCAGGTCAGTAGCAAAGTAGACGGACAAAGCGCCAATAATGGCTGATACTACAATTGTGAGTATAAAAAGCGGTCTTTTTTCAAAGTACCATAGTACCCGTATTGCCCGAACCGTGATGATTGACCCGATAATGGCGAATACACCATGCGGTCCGATCATATCAAGGATTTTCGCCGTCTGGTCTATAGCAAGCTGCTCCGGCTCCGCGCCCCATGCCTCGTGACCGGATATGATATAGGCCAGAATCGCCACTCCGACAAGGCAAAGGTATTGCATAATGCGGTCAGTGGTCATCGAGGTGCTGTCCGGAGTATCATTTCTATGCGTTCTGCGAGTCCTGATGATTTATCCATGCGTAAATCCTCCGTCTGGCTGTCCAGTTTGCCGAGATGCTTGTTCACGTCGGCAAATCGCATGTTATCCACTTCGATGTGATTTTTTATCATCAGGCCGATTGTCAGATTTTGGACGGTGTTAAAAATAGTGCAGGGCACTATGATTATCAAAGCCAGATAACCCAAGTCCTGAAGCACTAGTGATATGTATTCGGGGAAAATAGTAATCACCCTTTCCTTAACATGTCCATAAGGCGGGTGGCGCGGCCTTTGACCTGCCCCGCCCATTTGCTATCTAATCCTTGATTTGCGGCCTCGTTAAAGTCGCCTTGCTCAAGTGCTGCAATCATCTTTTTGAAGCCGTTAAAACGGGGATAACCGAGGTTATAGGCCATTTCGACAATGACTTCCTGTCTGACTTGGTTCAAGTTAGAAAACCAAGGGAACTGTTGCGCCTGATTCAGAGATAATTTAATCCGGTTTTGCAGCAGAAAGTCGGCTTCTTCGTCGTATAACCCGCCGGTTTCTGGGTCTATCAGGATGCCATAACCAATGGTAAGCAGGTTTTCGCTGTCGTGATAAGGGATATGTAAACCGGATTTCCCGCGCTTTGTGCCCTCGTTTTGTTTTAGACGGTCGATTAGTGTCATTGGTTTTTGTTCTTTTTGGGTAAAAAAATACCTGCCACCCATTCGGAGAGAGTGGCAGGCCGTAACCGCCATTGATGCCTACTTCGACAAGGTTCTCCAAGTCCGAGGCCGCAGCGGTAAAGGTAAAACGCCCGTTTCGGGCTTGGGAGACGGAAACGGGCTGTCCGCGTAACAGGGGAGAAACGCGGGGTACTACTGAGTCATCGGGGACACTCCCCCCTATATTTTGCGAGCGTTAAACCTAATGGTTTTTGTCCATCTGGCCGCTACTATGCACATTCTATGTGTTATAGCAAACTTCAGATTGTAATTCAAGCCAGTTTTGCAAGGTACTTTGTCGCCTTGATTCGGTGTTCAGGGCGTATCCAGTATTCAACGCGGACAAGACCAAGTTCTTTCTGGCGTTTTTTGTATTCTGCCTGTCGCTGTTTATTTGATTTATTCATAATTTTCGGCTTCTATTCGGGTGATGAAAAAATGAATCCCACCTGAGCACTCGTTAAACCTGTCAGTATCCCATTTGCCAGCGGTTACGCGCTCGCCTGCGCGGTACTCGGTCATGCCGTCGTGCTTGCTTATGCCTTTATCGGCGCCGATTACCTCAATAACGTCAGCGTATTCTGCGCGGCATTTGCGGCCTGATGCGTTTGAACGCTTGGCAGATTCAGGTATGCGCAGCTTCACAATTACGCCTGTAGCGCATTTTTTCCAGCCTATTACATCGCCGCAATCCGGCAGGATGGATGTCTGCGCTAATGCGTGGTCGGCTGATTTGGCTCCGGACAGGTCGGCTCTGGACAGGTTGGCTCTGGACAGGTCGGCTCTGGACAGGTTGGCTCCGGACAGGTCGGCTTCGTACAGGTTGGCTCTGGACAGGTCGGCTCCGGACAGGTCGGCTCTGGACAGGTCGGCTCCGGACAGGTTGGCTACGTACAGGTTGGCTCTGGACAGGTCGGCTCCGGACAGGTCGGCTCCGGACAGGTCGGCTCTGGACAGGTTGGCTCCGGACAGGTCGGCTCTGGACAGGTCGGCTCCGGACAGGTTGGCTACGTACAGGTTGGCTCTGGACAGG